TCAAGGTGCGGATGTACTCGGCGCCGTTGGATGTCGATCCGTTCTCTGATGCTGCGATCCGCGCTGCGAACCCGCACTTTGACGTTCTGATGAACAAGGCCGAGGTGCGTCGGCAGGCAGAGGATGCGCGCCGCCTGCCGTCGCGCGAGGCGTCATATCGCAACCTGATCCTCAATCAGCGCGTTGAGGCTCGCAGTCCGTTTGTTTCGCGTGCCGTGTGGCAGGAGAACGGCGGCGATCCTGAGCCGATCGACGGCCAGACGGTGTGGGGCGGGCTGGACCTGTCGAGCGTGTCCGACCTGACCGCGCTGGTGCTGGTGTCGGAGGATGGCGACGTGCATCCGACGTTCTGGCTGCCGGGCGACGGGCTGGAAGAAAAGTCGCGGCAGGACCGCGTGCCATACGACGTATGGGCGCGCGATGGTGCGCTTCAGACGACGCCAGGACGAGCGATCGAATACGAATTCATCGCCGAGCACCTGCGGGCTGTGTTCGATCGCTGCGACGTGCGTGCGCTGGCGTTCGACCGATACAACATGCGGTTCCTGCGCCCGTGGCTGGAGCGTGTCGGGTTCACCGACGAAGAGCTCGAGCGGTTTGTCGAGTTTGGCCAGGGGTTCGTGAGCATGTCGCCTGCCCTGCGCGAGCTCGAAGCGCAGTTGCTTGCGAAGCGCCTGCGGCACGGAATGCATCCGGTGCTGACCATGTGCGCGGCGAACGCCGTGACGGTCAACGATCCGGCTGGCAACAGGAAGTTCACGAAGGCGAAAGCCACGGGCCGCATTGACGGCATGGTCGCGCTCGCGATGGCGATGGGCGCGAAAGCGAATGCGGGGGAAGATGTGGGCGAATCATTCTGGGAGCAGGCTGCATGAGCCTGCTTGATCGTCTCCCGTGGCGGCGGAAATATGCCACGCTGGAGGTGTTCCGCGAGATTTACGGTGGCAAGCTGGCGAAGTCTGGCGTGTCGGTGACGATGCGCGACGCGATCCGCGTTGCGACCGTGCTGGCCTGCGCGCGCGTGATCGCTCAGGGCGTCGCGCAAGTTCCGTTGAAGGTGTACAGGGAGTCGCACAGCGACGCCGGGTTGGATGTGCGCGTGTCTGCGCGCGATCATCCGCTGTACTACCTGCTGCACTCTTCGCCGAACCGCTGGCAGACATCGTATGAGTACCGCGAGACGATGGCGCTGCACTTGGTGCTGGCCGGTGCGCACTATTCGTTCGTGAACCGTGTCAGTGGTCGTGTCGTCGAGTTAATCGCGATCGAGCCGAACCGCGTGACGGTTGATCGCGCCGACGACGGGACGTTGACCTACAAGGTAAGTTCGGACAAAGGCGCATCACAGGAGTTTCCTGAGTCGGCCATCTGGCACGTGCGCGGGCTGTCGTGGAATGGATGGCAAGGCTTGGACGCGCTGGATAATGCGCGCGAGGCGGTCGGCCTGGCGATGTCTGCGGATGCTGCGCATGCGCGGATGTTCGCCAATGGCATTCGTCCTGCTGGCGTGTACTCGGTCGAAGGCAAGCTCGACTCGACGCAGTACAAGCAACTGCGGCAGTTCCTGATGGACAACAACGCGGGCGAGTCATCGGGCCTGCCGATGATCGTCGATCGTGGCGCGAAATGGCTTCAGCACTCGTTCAGCGGCGTCGATGCGCAGCACCTGGAGACGCGGAAGTTCCAGGTCGAGGAAGTGTGCCGCGCGATGGGCGTCATGCCGCTGATGGTCGGCTACTCCGACAAGACGGCGACCTATGCGAGCGCGGAGCAGATGTTCCTAGCGCACGTGGTGCACACGCTGACGCCCTGGTACACGCGAATTGAGCAGTCGATCGACGCACACCTGATTGGTCGGCGTGACGCCGAACAAGGCTTCTACGCGAAATTCGTTGTTGCTGGCCTGCTGCGCGGGGCGATGCGAGATCGGGCCGAGTATTTCTCGCGTGCGCTTGGTGCTGGCGGATCTCCTGCGTGGATGACGCAAGACGAGGTGCGGGCGCTCGAAGAAATGAATCCAGTCGGGGGCGACGCGGGGCGACTGCTTTCCGCTGTCCCGGCGCAAGGGGGTAGTGATGGAGCGTCTTAGTTGCACGCTGGGCGAACTCAAGTTTGCGTCCGATGACGCCGAGGCAATGTCCTTCGAAGGCTATGGAGCGGTATTCGGCAACGTCGATTCGTATGGTGACGTGATCGAGCCGGGCGCGTTCGCGCAGTACCTGTCGGGCGTGAAGAGCGGCTCGAACCAGTGGCCGGCGATGCTGTTGCAGCACGGTGGCTACGGCATGACGGCCGAGGATATGACGCCGATCGGCGTGTGGACGGATCTTGCTGAAGACGGCAAGGGGCTGCGCGTGGCGGGCAAACTGGCTGACACGCCGCGAGGCCGCGAGGTGTACGCGCTGATGAAGATGGACCCGCGACCGGCAATCAATGGCCTGTCGATCGGGTACATCGCGAAAGAGTGGGAGATGCGCAGCAAGCCGGAAGACCCGCGCCGCAAGCTCAAGCGCATTGATCTTCTGGAGATCTCCCCGGTGACGTTCCCGGCGAACGGCAAAGCGCGGGTGTCTGCCGTCAAATCGATCGAGGATGTCGCGTCTGTTCGCGATGCCGAAGAATTTCTGAGCGCGCTTGGCCTGTCGAAGACGCAGGCGGTTGCGCTCATTGCACGAATCAAGGGGGCCGGGTCGGGCGATCCGATGGGCTCCAAGGGCGGGCCGGGTGATCCGGTGGCCGAGCTGCTTGCGAGTCTTCGCAAGCGTAGTACCGCGCTGCCGAATCGGTAGTCGCTCACACCGCAATCAAGGCCGCCTTCGGGCGGCTTTTTTCATTCTAGGAGCCGCTATGTCGGACCTCAGCGAGGTGAAGAACCTCATCGAAGAACAGGGCCGTGCGTGGGAGGAGTTCAAGCGCACGAATGATGAACTCATCAAGGCGAAGGCCGACGGCAAGGCGATTGCCGACATCGAAGCCAAGCTCGCCAACATGACCGCCGCGCTGGACGAGTCCAAGAAGCGCGCCGACGAGTTGTTCGAGGAAATCAAGGCATCGAAGCGCCCGAGCCTGGGCGGCGGCGAGTCGGACATGCAGAAGGAAGCGAAGTCGTTCAACGACGCTCTGCGCGCCGACATGCAGTCGAAGGGCCGTCCGGCGGCCGAGATCAGCGTCGATGCGTATGCGCAATACAAGTCGGCGTTCGTGAACCTCGTGCGGCACGGCGACCTCGAACGACTGTCCGCTGACGAGCGCAAGGCGCTGTCGGCTGGCAGCGATCCGGACGGCGGCTACCTGCTGCCGACGCCGACGGTCGGGCGCATCGTCTCGAAGGTGTACGAGCAGTCGGTGATGCGCCAGATCGCCAACGTGCAGTCGATCAGCACGGACGCGCTCGAAGGCGTGGTGGACAACGGCGATGCCGGTGCCGGGTGGGTGTCGGAGACCGGCACGCGCAGCGAGACGACCACGCCGCAGGTCGGCAAATGGCGCATCGAAGCGCACGAGATGTACGCCGAGCCGCGCGTCACCCAGAAGCTGCTCGACGATGCCGCTGTGGATGTGGAGATGTGGCTCGCCGGCAAGATCGCCGGCAAGTTCGCGCGGGTGGAAGGCACGGCATTCTGGTCCGGCACCGGGACCGGCCAGCCTCGCGGCCTGGCGACCTACACGACTGCTGCCACCGGCGACGACTCGCGTGCGTGGGGGCAGTTCGAGCACGTGAAATCCGGCGCGAATGGCGACTTCCACACCACGAAGGCCGATCCGCTGCAGGACCTGGTGGGGGCCATGCGTGACCAGTACCTGGCCGCAGCAATCTTCGTGATGCGTCGCGAGGTGCGCACGAAGCTGCGCAAGCTCAAGGAAGCGACTTCGGATCGCTACCTGTGGGAGCCGTCGTTGCAGGCCGGCCAGCCCGACCGGCTGCTGGGCTACCCGGTGCGCATCGATCAGTACATGCCGTCGCTTGCCACCGATTCGCTGTCGCTGGCGTTCGGCGATTTCGCCGAGGCATACACGATCGTCGATCGCCTGGGCATTCGGACGCTGCGCGATCCGTTCACTGCGAAGCCCTACGTCAAGTTCTACTCGACGCGGCGCGTCGGGGGCGGCGCGGTGAACTTCGAGGCGGTCAAGTTCCTGAAGTTCGCCTCCTGATGGCGCGGGCTCGGAGCACTCCGAGCCTTTCCAAATCTCACGGAGTACAGAGATGAAAGATCTCGCAAGCAATATCGACGTCAAGCGGGTGATCTCGCCCGTCAGCGTCGCGGACAACACCGCCCAGGTCGGGCAGATCATCGACCGTCGCGGGTTCGATTCGGTCACGTTCCTGATCGCGACCGGTTCGGTCGCCGACGCCGACACGACGTTCACCGTGCTGCTGGAAGAGTCGGACGATTCCGGCATGAGCGGAGGCAACGCCGTTGCCGATGCCGACCTGATCGGCACGGAAGCGCTGGCCGGCTTCCAGTTCGACGACGACAACGAATGCCGCAAGCTGGGTTACGTCGGCAGCAAGCGCTACCTGCGGCTGACGATCACGCCGGCGAACAACACATCGGCCGCGCTTCTGGCCGCTGTCGCGGTGCTCGGCCACCCGTCGCTGGCTCCGACCGCGAATCCGCCGGCCTGACCTCTCGTCACGTGACCACAGGCCCGCTTCGGCGGGCCTTCGCATTTCTGAGGGGTGAGCAATGCCGATTCCCAAGGGCGCGCAAGTGCGCCAGGTTGTGCCGGTCATCGAGGGCGCGGTGATCGAGCGCCGATTCAATGATGACGGCGACACGTTCGAGTACTTGGTCGAGTACACCGACGCCGACGGCGCGGCGCAGTCGCGCTGGTTCACGGACGGCCAGATCGAGGAGGTGGCGCAATGATGGGGCCGGAGAAGGTGGACGCCGCTGATGCGGTGGGCGCGAGCGTCGTGCGCAATGATGCGCTGGCCGAGGGCGTGCATGCGAGCGGCGTGTACGTCGTCGAGTGCATCGGTGCCGACGGCAAGCTGAAGTGGCGCGACGAGTTCCCGAACCTCGTCACGACGGTGGGCAAAAATCTGCTGCTCGACACCCTGCTCGGCGGCAGCGGCTACAGCGTGACGGGTCCGTATATGGGCCTGATCTCGTCGGCCAGTTACAGCGCGGTGGCGTCCGGCGACACAATGTCCTCGCATGCCGGCTGGCTCGAGGCGGGCAACAGCAATGCGCCCACGTACTCGGGGTCGCGCAAGACCATCGCGTTCAATGCGGCGTCGGGCGGATCGAAAGCCGCGAGCGCGTCGGCTTCGTTCTCGATCACCGGCAGCGGCACGGTCAAGGGCGGATTCCTCGTGCTGGGCTCTGGTGCATCGGCGACGGTCGAGAA